ATAAATTGACTAATCATATTATTTACTGAAATTTTCTTATTTTCATTTGAAATATTTTGGAGGTACGTACGACTGTAATTGTTATTCATTTTATTTTATTGTAATGTTTTTTAATTCATTATAATAAAATATCAATTTTTATTATATTTTCTCCAAAAATACACTATATGTTCTTTCAGGGGGGTTTCTACGATTATCCATATAATAATTTAAATGAGATCTTAAAGTTCCTTTATTAGTATTTAAACTTAATAAAAATAAAAAATATTGTAATTTTTTTATTGTTGGTCTTGATTCTTGTCCTGCAATATATTGATCTAATATTGCTTTTTCTGCATCAGATATTTCTTGTTTAATTTTAATAATTATAAATGCAGTAAATCTTGCTAATAATGTGTCAAGTGTATTATAAAAATCAAGTGAAAAAGGTTGTAATCCTAAAAGACTTAATTCTGTCGTATCGATTTTTTTATCTTCTTCAAAATTTGTATTAATTATTTGACGACAGAGTATATTTAATTCTAATGTACTCCAATATGCTTCAAGATTACTAGTATCATATACTGGATCAATCGGTGTTCGTAATGAATTAAACAACCGATATGCTTTAATATACTCTGGAATTAAAGCATTGACAACTGGTCTAAATATCGTGATTTTAGATAAAAAATTATATCCAGGTATTCTACTATTAGACACACCTTCTATATTATATGCAACACCGCCACGACGTAATAATTGACTATAATAATTTATATTTAACATCGGTGTACCTCCATGATAATCTCCATCTATAATTGAAAATTTATTACTAAATTTACTCATTAATACCGCCATTTGTTCTGGATTTGATACATCTACTAAACAGATATATTTATTTCTCTTTTCTGCTGAACGTATATTTCCTTCAATATATCCATCACCTACACTACCATTACATAAAAATACATTGAAAAATGATAGTCTATGTACGTCAAATCCTCCTTCTGATACACGAAAATTATCTCCTGCCCATAAAATCATTGATAATCCTTCTATAGATAATAATTGTTGTGGAATATCTGGATTTCTATTTTTCATAAAATCTATAACATTTGGACTGGTGTGAGTACCTGCAGAAGGTGCAGAAGATGCAGAAGGTGCAGAAGATGCAGAAGGTGCAGATGGATATGTACCCGCGCCGCCACCACCACCGCCACCACCTTCATCTCTAGAAATTATTGATGATCTAGGTTTTTCACACATTGCACAATGTGAAGAGTCTCCATGATTAGATAATGTACATGCATCACATGACCATCTTAATTTAGTGTTACACATTTCACATACGGTTGAACCAGCTTTATTTAAAAATGTACAACTAGGACAAGTTATACCGGTAGAACCACCTTTTAATTTATTATTATATTTAATAAATTTTTGATAAAAGGTCATTTAATATATATTTATAAAAGAATATATTTACCACTTATTATTATAATTTACGTATTTCATAGATATTGTTTCAATTCTATTTAAATGTTTAAATATTTCCCGTGTTATTGAATTTTGTATACAACCATCAATATGTAATGTAGTTAGATTTTTAAGATATGAGAATGCATTATTAGTAATACGACATTGAATACAATAATTCATTGAAAGTACACGAAGACTCCCTAAGTTTGAAAATGCAATATCCGTAAGTGTATTTTGATCACAAGTATCCATAATTAATGTATGAATATATGGTAAATTTGAGAACGCTTTGTCAGTAATTCGTTCTTGATTACAATTTATCATAATTAATGTATGAATATTAGTCAAATATGTAAATGCAATATCTCCAAATGAAAGATTATGACTAATATTTAACCATTCTAAATTAGTAAAATGAACAAAATCTTCATCTACTAGTTGATCTATTGTATATATTCCATCACGATCAGCATTTAATGCACGTGCATTTGGAAAACACTTTTTCCAATCTTTAACGCGTTTCTTATTAGTAATTTTTGTTTTAGTATCTCTCCATGGTTGTTCTGCAATACCAATGTTAAATTCTTTACAAACAGATCTTAGAGGTAAAACAGTTTTTGTGTCAAAAAAAGATAATAACGTCAATTTTGACGAAGAAAATATAGTATGATTCAAATAAATATTATCAGAATTAGGTCCAGCATAAGAATTTATTGGGGTATTTGGTCTTGATGATGATATACGCGCATAATTTACTTGATTAGAACCAAGCATTTTAATTAAATTATAATTATATATAATGTATTTTATTTTTCAATTTTTATTTTGATGAATAAGAAAAATTAAAATTGGAAATTTTTATTTTGACGTTTTAGGAAAAATAAAAATTGGAAATTTTATAAATTAATAAGACCATCTAACCCCAAATACTCCAGGATGTGATGATAACCATTCCAAACATTCTTTAAATCCATCGTGATCTTCTTTTGACCAATCATCACCATCCTCTGATATTTCTTCAGACCATTCTGGATAAAAATTTAAAAATATATCTACATCACATTGATTTGTATTATCATCAAAATGATATATATAATTATGAAAATGATATCCATGTTGTAAAATATATTTTCTATATTTTTCAGGAATTTGAAATGCAGTGGGTGTATATTCATTTTGTTCACAATTTTTAGTCCATACAAAAGGTAAACCATTTTTTTCATCAATCCCCGTATTTATAATAATATTTAAGTTAAATCCCATTTTATTTTACTATTTAATCTATTATTGTAATTAATTAATTAATCAATTTTTTAATTACTAATATATGGATGTTGAATTAAAATATTTAAAATATAAACAAAAATATGATTATGTAAAAACATTTATTGGTGGTAGTGAATCTGTTGTTGAAAAATTAAATGAGGATGATTTAAATTTAATAAAAGCTGCAATATTATTTGGTGCACAGCATTTAGATGATAAATTATACAATTTAGTAGCGGCAATACAACATAAAGATGGAACTATTTTATATGGTCTAGCATCTAGATCTCCTATGAGTAGTAGTGAAGTTCATGGAGAAGAATCAGTTATATCCCAAGCTAGAATTTATGATAAAAATAGAAATAATTTTAAATCATTAGTTTGTGTAACAATTAGTGTTAAATTTAAATCTCCATGTGGTAGTTGTCGTGAACTATTAAAACATCATTTTCCAAATCTTGATATTATTGTTCCTGATTACAATAATCCTGAAGATATTGATAAATTAGTTAAAATTAAATCAAAATATTTATTACCTTATCCATATGAAAGTGGTGATACAGCACCAGAATCTAAATTAGGTGAACCAATTGATATAATTAAAAAATAATTTATAATGGTATATTATGATAAAAAAATATATTCTTTGCAGGGGATCAAATCCAAAACAAGATTATTCTAATAATATTGTTAAAATTATCAGAAATAACACCGTTGAAACTATTTATATAAATTCAGGACCAGAAAACTTATTAGATATAGATACTAATTTATTAATAACCGAAGGTAATTTAATAATTAGTAATAATGAATTATTAAATAGTGGTACACAAATAAGTTTTACTGGTATAAGTGATGCTAGTACGCCACCCCCAGGAATGTTAGATGATGCAAATGTTCCTATACCAATGGGAGGTATGACTTTTAATTTTTATGGAACAAATGCAGGTAATAATATGTATTGGAATTCAAATTGCGCTATAACAATTGGAGCGATGCCAGCATATATAGTAAGTATTTCTCACAATACAATACCCGCTATATTACTTGGTAATTATGATAGAATATTAAAAAAATTATCATATACAAATACAACTAATTCTAAATTTTCAATTACTACATTATATCCACATTTTTATAATTATTATACTGATAATACAAATACTGCACCGTTTTATAAATGGCGTATAAGATTAATTAAAGAAAATATTAATTCTCAACGTCAATATATAGAAGTCTGTGTTGGTCCAACATCTATAACAACACCAGGTTATTCTTCTGCAATTCAAACATATCCTAGTGGTTTAGATATATTTGGAAATCCACAAGATACAAATGGTTTACCAATTGACCAAACAAAAAATTCACCATTTAATATCACTAACGGTACATCGTTTTTGAATTTATGTGGTTCTACATTTGGTTCAACAAGTCCTCCTGCAAATACTTCTTTTGTATTCTCAAGTGATTCTACTGGTACTAATTGGGTATTTACTAATAATACATGTGTTAATATTTAAAATTTAAAATATTTTTTCATACAAAAAATATTATATATAGTTAATGTTAAATATACCTCCATATAAATTAGGTGATATCTTTGAATGTATGAATGAACATATATATAATAAAATTCAAATAATTAAAGATGGTAATGTAATTATTTTAGAAGGATATGAATCAGGACTAATTTCATCATTTGTAAGGTGGATATTATGGGCGATTGAAAATAAATTAATGATTAGAAATATAAATAATAATACAATATTTTATCTAGAAAATATAACTACTGATATTATAAGATCTAATAGTACTAAATCAGTTACTTTTGATTTAAATATAAATATTATAAAGGATCCAATACCAATAAAGAAAAAACTAAAATGGTATAATTATTTTTGTATCTTTTGTGATAACTAACGCGGGTTAACAATAATCAATCTTTTTTTAGTATCATAAAAGAGACTATCGGATATAAATACCGCACATGATTCCATATCCATTTGTCCTAATTTTTTGTTTATAATATTATTTGCTAATATTTTAAATAATATTTTATCTTCATCACTTGATTCAGTAATACATTTAATATTCTATTTTATAAATCCATTGTATGATAAATCTTTATTTATTCCACTGCATTTGCAATCCATCATTCTATCATAATCATATGTACTAATTGTTATTTGATTGAATAATGAAATACATTCTTCAGTTGACATTTTAATTTATTTAATTATTTTTTAGTGTAAAGGAATTAAATTGTCAATTTTTAATTATTTGCGTATAATCTTTAAAATAATATTATTAAAATACTATAATGCAACAATACGGAATAATAGAATTTCATGGACCAAAACAAATATTAAATATCAATAATAATTATATATTACTTGATAAAGATTATTTTATACCGGGTGACAAAGTATATTTAGATGAAAATAATAAACCAATTTTATATGAAAGAAAACCACAGGCGGTCATTGGTATAGTTAAAAGTTTATACCATGGTGAAGCGTATTTATATTTAACTAATTTTGGTGTTAATTGTAAATATATACCAAAGATTCCTAATAATAAATATGTATTAGGTGACAGATTAGTATTATGGTTACACCAAGATGGTAAAATAGATGTTCATTCAAAATATACCTCAAGTGCAAAAGATGATGTAAAATGTTTACTAGATATGTATTCTTTAATCAAAAATAGACCAGTATTTTCTGAAACATTAAAAGAACCACTTTATACTACTAATAATATAATCAATCATGATGATTTAAATACATTCACCATCGATCCTAAAACATCAGTTGATTTTGACGATGCAATATCAGTTGATGTTGAAAATAATATAGTTTATATTCATATTGTTGACATTGCGAATGTAGAGTTATTATCTTATGGTCCAAATAGATTAAGAGAAAGATGTTTAACTTTATACTTATCTAATGAACACACCGAACATTTACTAGATGAAATAGATGCTTCTGATAATTTAAGTTTAATTGTAGGCAAACAACGTAGTGTTATTACCGTAAAAATAAAATTAAATGAGGAAATGGTAGAAGATTATGAAATATATAAAAGTACAATAGTCGTTAAGAAAAGATGGAATTATGAAGAAGTATTAGATACTATTAATAATGGTACTTCTACTAAGGAAATTAATTACTTGATTGATTTAACCCATAAAAGAAATGCAAATGTAAATTATAATATTAGTTTACCATCTATACGAATAGTATCAGATCAGAATGGTAAAATTAAATCTATTACTGAAGAAAAATCAAATGATATTTCACATACATTGGTTGCAACAGCAATGATATTAGCGAACCTTGTTCTTAGTAAACATTTAGATAGTAAGAATGTAAAAATACCAAATAGATTTCATGCAAAATTATCAGGCGTTATTCTACCCAAATTTAAGAAGACTGGTAATGAAAGTGTTGATTCTTTTATAATGGTAAAGAAATTTGCAAAAGCGTGTTATTCTGTAGATAACAAAGGGCATTTTGGATTAGGAATATCTGATTATGTGCATTTTACTTCTCCAATGAGAAGATATGCGGATGTATTAGTTCATAGAATGTTAGCGGGGTATGAAAATGATAATTTAGAAAGTGAAGTATCATGGATAAATCATAGGGCATCTTTAGTGAAATTTTGTCAAGATACATATCTTAATTGGAAAATAATAAGATATGTAAAAGAAAATATAAATAATACTTATGAGATTTGGATCACAGGTATTAATAAAAATGGTATTATGTGGTTTTTACCCAGTTTGTCATTAAATGGATTTATACATGTTGCATGTTTAAAACCAAAACAATTTTGGAAGTTTGATAATGAAGAATTAATTGGTGAAAATAATCAAGTATATAAGATTGGTGATAAACTAAATACAGTTGTGGATAAGATTGATGATATTACGGGAGTTTTAGAATTATCGATATCGTAGATATATGATAATTTGTATAGAATTATCGATATCGTAGATATATGATAATT